ACTCAATTATAGCACAGTTCAAGAGATTTGCTCGAGATATTGAAGCCATCGGTGTCGATGCTGCACGTTCAAGGCTTGGACTCGATTTGTGGGATAAAGAGATGCTCAAGATATTTGAGGCGATGTACAAGGAATCTGTTGTACTATTTGGCAATAGTGTATATCGAGCGTTAAAGATAGAGGCTAACCAAAAAACAGAAACATTTGGATTTAATCGTGAATGGACAGATGCTGTGTTGGAGTTCTTGCTAAAGCAGGGTTTTGTATTGGTGGCAGATATCACCAGCACGACTAAAAAGAAACTACTTGATATTGTGAGCAAAGGTATTGAAGAAGGCATGGGAGTTGATGAAATAGTAAAAATCATTCTTTCTGATGATCAGTTAGCTTATGCTACCTTTCGAGCAAGGCGAATCGTTCGCACAGAGGTTATGAGGTCTTCCAACATAGGAGCCATGAAAGGAGCAGAGGCGCATCCTTTTGTAGTTGATAAGGAATGGATTAGTGCAAGGGATAGTAGAACTCGAAGAATACCTCAAGATGAATTTGATCATGTGGAACTTGATGGGGTGGTAGTTGGGTTTGATGAACCTTTTAATTCAACTGGTAAGAAAGGTGAGCCTGTAGCAGCAATGCAGCCTGGAGATATTACAGCACCAGCAGGATTTACCATCAATTGCAGATGCACAGTTGCATTTATACCTAAAAGAGATGCCAATGGTAGGCTGATTATGAAACCGAAGGTAAATGCGCCTATAATTAACCCAGTATCACAATTACCGCAACCAATAATACCACAGCAACAACCAGTACAGCAATCAAATAATTTTGTAATAGGCAAAAACAATAGAGAAACGGCAAAAAATCTATTGTCTTATATAAAACAAAAAACAGGGTTAAATTTATCGTCAACAAGGGTATCAAGTGAGATAAGTACTGAAGAATTTAATAAAAAATCACAGCAATTAGCAAAATTGTTTAATGAATACAAGGTTGGTGAAGGTTTAGACAATGAGAGTGATGTATCTTTGACATTTTCAAGTACAAAAAGATTCTTAGGGGTTGTTGAATTTGGAACTGGTGTAACTATGTCAGGTCGTGTATTGAAGAAGGCATCAATAAAAAACATGAATTTTGGTAGTAAAAATGAAAGATTAAACGAAATAACATTTGTACCAAATTCGGAAAGAACAAGATTTAGTAGTGCGATAGATGAAATAAACTTACAATTAGGGGTAGTTACTCATGAATTTGCTCACGTTTTGGCTATTAGCAATGCAGCTGTGAATCCAAGTACTCCTCAATATGTTAGGGATTATTTTAGAGAATTGAGATTAATAAAAGAAAGATATGTAAATGAAATGTTACAATTAAACCAAAAAAATGATAAACAAGGCGTTTACAATATGTCTATTGGTCAATACGCATCAACCAATATAGACGAATTTCATGCTGAAGCGTTTAAAGAATATAAATTAAAGACAAATCCAAGCAAATACGCAAGAGAAGTAGGATTGTTAATTGACAAATATTTTAAAAGATAGTTATGCAGGTATATGATTTGATATGTATTAATTGCCAACACTTTAGAGAAATCGAAGGCGGTTGCGCTGCTTTTCCTGATGGGATACCTTCAGTAATTATTGAAGAAAATGAACATTCAGAACCACTACCCGATCAAGAAAACAACATAGTATTCACACCAATAAAAAATTAATAATATGCCAATATACAGATGCGACAACGGAAAATATAGGATAGGAGATGGTGAATGTGTTTATACATCGGAAGCTAACGCAGCAAGGGCAATGGCTGAGTATCATAATGAAGATGAAAACCATGATAATAATCACAACGACAATTATAAAAGTATGATATACAAATACAAACCACAGTCATTAATAGTTAAAGATGTTGACACTAAGAAAGGTATTATTACAGGGTACTTTTCGGCATTTGGTAATATTGATTCAGATGGAGATGTAATGATGCCAGGCGCATTCAAGAGGTCTATACAAGATTGGGGTCCGAAAGGGAAAGGTAGAATAAAACATTTGCTTAATCATGATCCTGCATCACCTTTAGGTAATTTAGAAGTATTAGATGAAGATAATTATGGTCTTTACTACGAATCATTACTTGGGAAACATAGACTTGGATTAGACTTCGCCAAGATGGTAGAATCAGATCTCATTAAGGAGCATTCAATTGGATTTCGTACACTTCGTGAGCAAAAGTCTGATGTTGCCAATGAAATCCATGAGGTAATGCTTTTCGAAGGTTCATCACTAACTGCGTGGGGTGCGAATGAGGCAACGCCTGTTATTAACATGAAGTCAATAACTTGTGTCGAAGAGTTAAAAGAAACAATTCGTAATTTTGAGAAGTTTATCAGGCACTCAGATGTGACTGATGAAACAATAGATTTGTGTATTATTAAAGTAAGGCAATTAGCGCAAGCGGTGGAAGCACTAAGCACTAAGGTATCTGTTGAAGAACCAGAGCAGCAGAAGAGTGACGGAAAGCAGCTTGAGATGTCACTTATATCTATTTTAGGAAAATTTTAAAACAAACAAGAATGGAAAATCTGAAAGAGTTCCAATCTGCTCTGGAATCAAAACTTAGTGAGCAGAAGGCTGCACTCGCAGCAGAAAACGAGAAGGCTGCAAAGCAATTCGAGAACAAGGTTTCTGAATTAAATGAGTCTATCGAGAAGAGCAACAAGAGCATCGGCGAGGTTGTTTCTGAGTTCAATCAAATGAAGGCTGCCTTCGGCAAGATTTCTACTAAAAACGAAGAGAAAATGACTGGCAGCTATGCTGAGCAAATCTCTGAAATTAAGTCTGGTATCGTTGAGGCTATTCAAAAGAACCACGATCTTATCGTTAAGGAAGCAGGCCGCCAAGGTGGTCGTGACTTCAGCTACGATATCAATCTGAAGGCTGTTGGTACAATGACTCTCGCTAACAACCTGACTGGTTCTGCTTACATCAGCTACACAGACAATCAGTTCATGAGAGCATTTGTGAACCCACATCTGCGTTCACTGATAAGCATTGTTCCTGTACAAGGCGGTTCTGTAACTTTCCCGCGTGGCAAAAGCCCAGTTGGTGAAGGTAGTTTCGCTCGTCAGTCCACGGAGGCCACAGATAAGAGTCAGTTGGATTATGACGTAGAAATGATTAACAATCCTCTGACATACCTCGCAGGTTATGCTAAGGTATCTCGTCAGATGCTTGATGATCTGTTCTTCCTGCAATCATATCTTCAGCAGTCACTCGTTGAGGACTTCCAACAAAGAGAGAACGTTGAGATTCTCAACGCTATCGCTTCTTCTGCAACCGCAGGTGTTTCTTCTGGTGCTAATACTGCTGAAAAGTTCATCGATTACGTTGCTCAGTTGCAATCTGCAAACTGGACTGCCGGTATCGCTCTGATCACCCACGCAGGTTGGGCATCTTTGATGAAGACTAAAGGTTCTGATTACTCTCTGCCTGGTGGTGTAACCATCGATGCTAATGGAGTTGTAAGAATCGCAGGTGTTCCTATCGTTCCACACTCTCAGGTTACTGCCGGTAAGATGTATATCCTTGATTTGTCTAAGTATGCAATTGCTCAGCAATCAGGTCTGTCTGTTTCTTCTACTCCGTACAACGGAACAGATTTCATCCAAAACGTAGTTACCTTCAGATGTGAGGCTCGTACAGCTCTGCTGCAATATCAGCCTACAGCTGCTATCTACGGCAACATCTAACCCATAACTATAAGGGGAGGTGAAATATCCTCCCCTACTTTTATTGTATGCCGTATAGCTACGACTATTTTAAGAGAGAGTTTCTTGAACACATGACAAGAAACTTCGAATCGCATATTTCGATATTGGACATTGGGGCAGGGTGTGGTACTTATGGCACATTGCTGAAAGGGTTCTTTGAATATATTGATGGAGTTGAGGTTTATGAACCTTACATAAAGAAGTTTGAACTTGAGAAGATATATAACAATATATTTTGCAGGGATGCATTAGATGTAAATGTTCATGCATACGATTACATTATAATGGGTGATATTATTGAACACATGACATTCTTTGAGGCTAAGAAGCTAACGACAAGGATTCATGCGCTTAATAAGAAGATGATGGTTGCTATCCCATACATGATGCCACAAGGCGCAGTAGGTGGTAATGACTATGAGATACATAGGCAGGATGATCTGACCCATAAAATATTTCTTGAGAGATACCCAATGATGCATAACCTGTTCAAGAATGAACACTATGGTGTTTATATAAATTATTGACATGAAAATTCTCGCATCTATCCATCTCTATCCACCAAAGCACAACTGCGGAGGCGAGATGATGGCTCACGGAATATTTAAGTATTTACAGAACCAGGGGCATGAGGTTAGGGTATTGCTGCATCAAGCAAACAAACATAGGATAACATCAACGTATGTTTATGACGGCATTGATGTGTTTCCTCCTAACGAAAATGTTATACAAAACTTATTTAGGTGGGCAGATGCAGTATTTACCCATCTTGACTACACGCATTGGACGATAAGCATGGGAAGGATGTACAAGAAGCCAGTCTTCCATCTGATACATAACTCTCATAATTATCCTGAGATAGCAAATTGTGATTGGACTCAATACATAGTTTACAACTCTGATTGGGTAAAGCAAAAATTAGACTATAAATTTCCTAATTTCACATTGACACCACCTGTTGATTATCGAGAATTTGATTTGGATATAAAGACAAGTGAGAATGAGTACATAACACTCATAAATGTGAATGAGAACAAAGGAGGCAAGATTTTAGGTGAGATAGCAAGGGCGATGCCAAATAAGTCATTTTTGGGCGTTCTTGGTTCGTATGACGAGCAAATAACCTACAATCTGTCAAATGTGAGATATGTTTCCAATACCACTAACATAAAAGAGTGGTATTCGCAGACAAGGATAGTGATAATGCCAAGTGAGTATGAGAGTTGGGGGATGGTGGCAACGGAAGCGATGTGTAGCGGGATTCCGGTGATATGTACAGAGGCAGATGGATTAAAAGAAAATTGTGGTAAAGCAGGAATATATATCAAAGACCGAAACGATGTCAAAAGCTGGGTTAAGGCTATCACAGCCCTGGATGATGAAAAAGCCTACGCTATTGCATCAAAGAAAGCAAAAGCACGAAGTCGAGAACATGATCCAAGAGAAACGCTTGATAAGTTCAATGATTGGATGCAAGAAAAAGTACAACAATGGCGATATACATAAATAGTGTAATAATCAATGCTGATGCAGTTGCAGAGCCTGTAAGTAGGACTGATGCAAAGAACTGGATGCGTATTGATTACACATCTGATGATACATTAATAGATTCTTTAATATCAGCAGCAAGGCAACACCTTGAGAAACTCACAGGGCGTTCACTTGTAAATAAGCTAATCACTGCCAATATTGAACTCACAGGAAGCATTCCTCATGTTTGGGTAATTGATTTGCCATATTCTCCTTTGGTTTGTATTAACAGCATAAACATAAAGGAAGGCATTAACGATAATGAAGCACTAACTGTCAATGATGATTATGAGGTGATAGGTGGTAAATTGTGGCTCTACTCTGCAGGGATTTACAATGTTGTTTATCAAGCTGGTTATGGTAGCATTCCAAATGACTTGAAAAACGATATTCTTACTTTGGTTTCATGGATGTATGAGAATAGAGGCAAACAAATGAATGCTGATCCAAAGAAATCAGTATCACAATATCCTTCATGGGAAGGCTTAAACTATCACCAATATAGACAAGTAGTAATCTAATGGCGAAAGGGTTCAACATAGAAGTATCTGATAGAGCATTTAACAATATTCTTAAAAAGTATAAGAATAAAGTTGATGCTGTTGCCTCAGAGATGGATATGGAACTTGCTGCGCATGGAGAACTAATGGCAAGAAGTGCGAAGAATCTATGCCCAGTTGATACAGGTGTGCTAAGAGCCTCAATAAGCCTTAAGAAAGACCAATTCTTGAGTTATCAACTCGTAGCACAAAAGAAATACGCTGCTTATGTTGAGTTCGGCACAGGGCAAGGATTTGAATTACCAGAGTATGCTGATTGGCAGGAATTAGCTGCGAAATACAAGGGTAAAGGAGCAAGACAAGTTAATCTTCCTGCAAGACCATACATGAGACCTTCAATTTTGGCTTATTGGCCTAAATTTAAGGAGCGTGTTATACAAATTTTGAAAGATGAAAGACGCAAGTAATAGCGTTCGAACGATATATGTGAGTGCCTTAAATGGTAACATCTCCTACAATGGGCAAGATGTTCCTGTTTATGGTCAGACACCATTTCGCACTACTCCAAAAAACTATGTAGTAATTTCATCTATAACTGAAACTGCTATAAATACTAACCAATCATTCGGNNTTCCTGATACTGCTGTGGATGGCTTCGATGACGCAGACTTTGAGGTGTTCCCAACGGCAAGAACTTCGTCAACTTACTTACCTTTGCAAAATGGCGATAATTTTGTAGCAAGAAAGATAATAACAATAAGTAATTTAGTAAATCAAAAATAAAGTAAAATGGGTCAGATTTTAGGATCAATTCAAAACATCGAAATAGATGTTGCTGGTGGTTCATCATATAAGAACCTTGTTTGTCTTAGGACATCTTCGGTAAACACTACAATGGATGCAACAACAGAGCAAACAAATTGCGGTGTTTTAACCTCACCTTCAGAGCCTCAAATGACTGTGGACTTTGATGCAATCTGTGAAACTGCTCCGACAGTTTCTCAAGTTAGCTATGAGGACATTCTTGCAGCAATGGTTAACAAGACTATTGTTACTGTAAGGGTTCAGAACCCAACTGTAACAGGTGCATCAGTAGGAACAGTTTATTACCATCAGTTTAGCGGTTATGTAACTGATTTGACTTTGAATCAGTCAACTACCGAATTTATCAACTTCTCAGGCACAATTCAATCAACTGGCGTTCTTGATGTAATTGCTTAATTATGAACTATTGTACTTTAACTATCAACGATACTAAAATTGGACTTAAATTCGGGATGGCATCTTATAGGTACCTATCAACTAAGTTAGTAGAAGGTAAAACCCATCAAGGTGCAGACATTAACGAAATAGGCATAGCACATATACTTTACAGCGGTTATTTCAATAACTGCTTAATCAAGGATGTAGAACCTGATTATAGCTTTGAGGTATTTGCTGAGTGGCTTGAACAGAACCTCACTAATGATGAGGCGATGAATCAAGTGAAAGCAATTTTGGAATTATGGACAAACAATCAGTTTGTGCAGAAAGCCTTAGAACCTGAAGCAAAAAAAAAGACTACACCTTTGAAGAAATCGAAGCCTTTGCCTTTGGGCAAATAGGACTACTTCCTGAGTCTTTTTATGCCATGAGTCCAAGACATTTTAGTCTTATGCTCAATGGCTATCAAGATAAGCAAGTGGATACCTATAGACAAACAAGGCTTTTGATGTTTACAATGGTTCGGTTGATGGGTGATCCAAAGACTGCACCTAAATCGCCAGAGGCACTATGGGAGTTGCCAGGCGATGAAAAGCAAGGGATGACTGAAGAGGACATGAGAGAAATCTTTAAACGATTAAGTAAATGAATGAAGATTTTATATTTCGGCTTGGTGCGGATGTTTCCTCATTCACTAAATCCATCACAGAGGTTGAGGCTGAGTTAAAGAACGCAAGGGCAGCGGTAAAAACTGCTCTTGGTGATGATTTAATACAAGCAAATAAATACGTTGAAGACCTTGAGCAATCGTTAAAGAATCTCAAGGCAGTAGGTGTTCAGGTTCCTGGGTCTAAAGAAGCTGCAAATGGCTTAAAAAACATTGCACCAGCAGCTCAAAAAGCACAAAACACACTCACAGGACTTTCTGGTGTTGTAAGGGATTTACCTTTCGGGTTTGTTGCTATTCAGAATAACCTTCCGATATTGGCAGATCAGTTTAGTGCGTTAAGCAAAGAATCAGGTGGTATTGGTGGTGCATTAAAGAATTTAGGTGGTGCCTTAATTGGGCCAGCAGGTATTGCGTTTGCTTTTGGTGCAGTCACTTCAATAGTCACATCTTTAATTCAGGAATATGGTTCATTAGGTGAGGCACTTAATGTTATTTTAGGAATTACAAAGCCTTTAACAGAGGCACAAAAAGCATACAACAAAGCATCATTTGAGGCTGCAGGAAACGCAGCAGCGGAAGAGGCGAAGGTTGCAATTCTTACAAAGACATTACTTGATAGTAAAAAACCTCAAGCAGATAGACTTGCAGCCTATGGTGAACTAAAGAAAGTTGCTCCTGATGTTGTAGCGGGTATTAAAGACGAAAATGCGCTCACTAACGCATCAAACATACTTATAGCTGCTAATAGTAAATTAAGGGCAGAATCGGTGCGTTTAAAGGTGCAGGAGGCAGGGATAACTGCAGCACTTACTACCAATGAAACCAAGATAGCAGAACTTAGGGCAAAATTAATAAAAGCTGATGCAAAATATGTTCAAAGTTCTGCTGCATTAAATAAAGCGAAGCAACAAGCTATAATCACTGGTTTTGGTTCTGTAACTGCAGAAGAAGCAGCGTTAAATGCTTTTAATAATAGTGCAAATGCAGTTAATGAATTAAGAGCGCAAATAAAAGTACTCACAACAGAGAATCAAACATATCTCAATCAACTTGACCCTGTTGTTTTAGGTCTTGCAAAGATTAATGAACAGACAAGAGACCAAATTGAAGGTTTAAAGGAAAGTAATAAAGAAACGCAGACTGCTGAATCTAATGCTAAAAAACGTGCTGAAGCATTAAAAAGAGAGGCAATAGCTATTGAGAAAAGAAACGCAGCAGAAAGAGCAGCAAGGTCTCAAAGAGTACCATTAGAGGTATCTTTTCAAATTGCAGAAATAGGAAAACAAGATTTTGGTGCTTTATATAAGAAAAAGGTAATTGATAAGTTTAAAGAAGTACAAAAATCTGCTGGTGGTGTAATTATACCTTTAAACTTGCCTGAAATAGATACTGCAAAAATATTACAGCAATTAAAAGATGTTCAAAATGCAACTGCAGAGAGAAGAACGCAAATTTTAAAAGAAGCTAATCTACAAGCTGCGACTGACTTATTCAAAAGCACTTTCTTTAGTCCTGTGCAAGATTTATTTACTGATTTGCTTAATGGCGCAGACGGAGCATTTAAGGCATTTGCAAAAGCAGTTCTTCAAGCAATCAATCAGATAGTTGCAAAGATTATTGCAACTGGGATAATTTCTTTACTTGCTAATATATTATTTCCAGGGGCAGGAGGCACAGGAACTTTATTAAGTAAAGTTGGCAAAGATATTCTTGGTGCATTAGGTTTTGCAACAGAACGCATTGGTAACCCAAATTTCAGCGGTGTTGGAGCAGGAGCCTTGAACATGGCAGGAGCAGTAAACGTAGTATTAAGAGGTCAGGACTTGGTAGGATCACTCAATAGAACAAACGCACAAATCTCAAGAGTTGGCTAAATTTACGAAATACACAATGGACTTTACTGCCATAGACGGCAGGACTTACTCTGTATGGTTTAGAATCGAAGGTGCGACATCTCCAACAATTGAGTTAACAGCTGGGCCTCGGCCTGTAGTATTTCGTGAGTACAATACAGACGAGGATATATTCAAACCAATAAGGGCATTTCTTTGTGAATTACAAATACAAACAAATGTAAATGGTGTAACACTTGACACATTTACAGCAAATCAAGACACAGATATTGAGGTTAATATACTTTTTGGTGGGTATTTTATATTTATAGGTTATCTTTTGCAAGATGATTTTGAAGAGGTTTGGGATGATGGCAATCATTACCTAATTATAAGGGCAGCAGAAGGATTTGGACTACTCAAAAGTGTTCCTTTTGCGGTTGGAGGAGCAGAGGCTATAGGGAAATATACACCATTGCAATTTATTGAGAATGCTTATTCTACAGTTTCTCCTGCTGGCATTACGGCTGATTATTGGCTGCTTAATAATCTTTTTCACGATAGCATGGTCGATACTGCTGGTAGGCATTCGCTTAATCAGTGTTATTTGGATGCAAAGACATTTCAGCAAGAAGGAACTGAATATGATGATTGTTACACTGTTATTGAGAAAATCTGCCGATCCTTTGGAATGAGTTTTTTCTTTTGGAGGGCGCAGCCTTGGTTTTTTAGGCCTGAAGAACTTTATACATCTTATGCAAATAATTTAAGATTTGCTAATGTAACAACTACAAATCAATTTCAGATACTTGCAAGATACGATGTTGAGGTAGGTGTAGGTAGGGAAATGCAACCTATAATGCCAGAGATGTTGAGATCAATTAATCGAAAGACTAAGTTTGATGAAATAGATTTTTATTTTACAGCATTTGATGAAATTTTACAAAATGAGACTTTTGAGAGGGGTACATTAACTGGATCAACTGCTACAAGTAAAACTTTTACTGTTGATTCATGGACATTTAGAAGAGGTAGACTTGATTCAACAACAGTAGGAACAGGAACATTTGCAGCAAGAGAGATTTATAACACTTCGCTTATTGGGGGTTTACTTGAACGTTATGTATTTTTGGATATACCAACTCCAACTGGTGATTTTCAATTTATAAAATCACAATCTGTAAAAGTAGAATCACTTGGTGTAATAAAATTCAATGTAGATTTTAAAACAAGTGTGCCTTATTCATTAGATAATATTGTTGTTGGATGGGTTATATTAGATACTGGGGTTAGTTATTATTGTTTAAATCAAGAAGGAGTATGGGTAAACGCGTCTACTTTAGCAAATGCAACAAATACTCCTATTGTTGTTGATGTAAGTTCTTCAAGTAATGTTGATGAAACACAATGGAATACAGCGCAAGTAGAATCAAATATATTACCAGCGTCAGGGACTATAACAGTTTATTTAGGTGGTTTTACAAACAATACATATATAGCATATTATAAAAATCTTAAAATCGAATATCTAACATCATTTGAATCAGGACAAACTGATAGAAAGATTTTAGGAATCAATTCTTACTACAATAAAGCAATAACTGTTAATAATAGTTTCAAGCAAGAGATACATCTTGATGATCATTTTAGCGCATTGCATAAAGGCGCAATCTTCCAAAGCGACCAAACTACATTAACAGACGCAGATTGGTATAGGTATAGGTTTGCTGGTGAATCCTTTGGATTTAGAAGGCAAAATGATACTGCCCATTGGGAGCATAATAGGTTCAATCGTAATAAGATTGATGTAAATATGTATGGGTTGTGGTGGGATAACGCAGGAACACCTGACTTTATTGGGTTTGTCAATACATTCCGTTTTATGGATGATGACATTAACAAAATTTACTATCCTGCAAATATCTCTGAAATAGACCTTGTTAATGCTACCTGGTCAGGTACACTTGTTGAGGTTTGGGATGAAACCAAAGATTTACCAATTTCTCAAACTTTTGAGGCTGATTTTACCACAGGAACCTATACAACTGCTACATTAACTGTCCCTTTGACATTGGTTACCTCTGGGGGTTTTAGTATTCAAGGCGGAAATACTGCGAGGTATGATGCACTTCCTACAATAACATCACCTGTTACTGTTGGAATATTTGGTGTAGTTTCTACCTCTACCTACCCAAAAAATGTTACTTTTACATTGCGTAAGAACGGAACTGCAATCAATACTATTACTTATCCTGTTTATGTAGCAAATCAAGCTTTTACTTTTAACTTATCAGTAGGAAATCAGACTATCGCAACAAATGATACTTTTACTGTGCTTATTACAGGGCATTCTACAATAACAATAAATGGTGGAGACATGAAGATAAATAGTGCTGGTACTTCTTACACTTACGACACATACACAGATAATTATTTATATCAATAATGGCAGATGTAGTAAAGGCAGAAGGTTTAGTAATAGCGTACACAGTTGGTAGTACTATCTACCCATTAGCTTGTGCGAAAGATGCTACCATATCCATCACAAGGGATATGCTTGAACTTGCGCCAAAGACTAATAATACACATAGGCAATTTATCCCAACAAAGAGAGCGTTTACTATTTCTGGTTCAGGTTTGGTTAAAATAGTTGGAACTAATCAGCATGGGATAGATTTCTTTGAAGATTTACTGACTACTACAGACACGAAATACACTGCTTACTTGGATATAATTGATGCTCAAAATAATTATAGAGTTTATCAATTTCAATGCTATGTTGCATCTGTGGATTATGCAAGTACTGTGAATAACTTTGCACAATACACTTATTTTCTCCAAGGTACTGGTGGATTTACTGAGTTGACTGTTGTGGATACTTACACAGTCTCTGGAGGTACAATAACAGGAAGGTCAACTTCAACGCATAAACTTGTGGCGGTAGGGTATGGTGGGAAATGGTATTATAACTATTCGGTAGTAGGAACAACAATAACATTGGGCAGCGCACTTAACGGAGTTTCTGTTGTCGCAGCCTACATAGCTTTATAATATGGCAGAACATAATTTAAAACCAATTCGTAGAGGCGATACATGGAGTATGCAACTCGACTTTTTTGAGGATGCTTGTGAAACTACTCCAATAAATGTATCTACCTGGGTATTTAAACTCATGGCTAAAAATAGCACAGGAGTTACCCAATGGACATGGGATAACACAGTATTCGCAGCAGGAGCGACAACAAACCAAAGAATAGTAACTTTGTCAGCAGTCACAACTGCTGGTTATTCTGTTGGTGAGTATGCTTATGATCTGCAAGTCACAAAAGCCTCAACTGTGGATACATACATGACTGGTTTTGTTATTGTTGAAGAACAAATCACAAGCTAATGACGATTAAAGTAACATATAATGTCACTGATGTTTACATGAGCCAATCAGTTTCTCCTGTTTACATCAATGTTTCATATAGCGATGGAGGTCAATCAGGAGGCGGTGTTTGGGGCAGCATTACAGGCACACTATCTAATCAGACCGACCTTCAGAACGCATTGAACGCAAAGTTCGATGACCCGACAGGTACAACTTCACAATATTTAAGAGGTGATGGGTCTTTGGCTACGTTTCCTGCTTTGACTGGTTATGTGCCATATACAGGAGCAACTACTAATGTTGACTTAGGCGAATACGAACTAAAGGCAGGACAAGTAACGCTTGATACTTCACCAACGGGAACGGCTGCGGTGGGTACTACGAGGTGGAATGATACAACAGGTGTAAGCGAAACAACTCTAAAGGGTGGTAATGTCTTATTAAGAAATGGCGTTGATTTAGTTGCAAGGGTTGTGAATAAGGTTACTCCGAATACTACCTTGACAAAGGCAGCGTATCAAGCGGTAAGGGTAAGCGGTGCGCAAGGGCAGAGGTTAGCGATTGCATTGGCTCAAGCGAATAATGATGCTAATTCAGCTGATACAATAGGTCTTGTTATTGAAACCATACCTACCAATCAGGAAGGCTTTATAATGGCGGTAGGGCAGTTGGAAAATATCAATACTACTGGTAGCCTACAAGGTGAAACGTGGGTTGATGGTGATGTGCTTTATTTGTCTCCAACGATTGCAGGAGCAATAACCAATGTAAAGCCAACGGGTGCAGGGCATATAGTTGTCATTGGGTACGTTGAGTATGCTCATCAGAACAATGGTAAGATTTATGTGAAGGTTATGAATGGCTGGGAGCTTGAAGAACTGCATGATGTGGATATAGTTAGTCCTGCCAACAATCAAGGTTTATTCTACGAATCATCTACGGCACTTTGGAAGAATAAAAGCATCTCCACAGTTCTCGGATATACTCCAGAGCAACCTTTAACGTTCAATTCTCCGCTTTCAAGGTCTGTCAATACTGTAAGTATTCCACAAGCAACAGGGTCGGTAAATGGCTTTCTTTCGGCTACTGATTGGACTACATTTAACAATAAGCAAAACGCTTTAGGTTTTACTCCTGTTCCAACATCACGCACAATCACAATCAATGGCGTAACGTTCGATTTGTCAGCAGATAGGTCGTGGACAATCGCAGCGGGGTTAAGCGGTACAATAGCAACAGGTCAAGTGGCTTTTGCAACTGCTGCTAATACGATTGGTGGCAGTAATAATCTGTTTTGGGATAATACCAATGGTAGGTTAGGTATTGGGACTAATGCGCCACAAAATACTCTTGATGTTGTAAAAGGAACTGCAGGTGCAATGGCAAGAAGTGCTTATGAAACAGCAAGTTTTTCTTTAAACAATGATTTAAAAATCGGCATATATACATCTTCTTCAAACGGTACTCACGGAGCAGGTTTAATTTTTGGTCAAACAAACTTACAGGCAAGTTCTGCTTATCCATCGTTTGAAATGCAATATGTATATAGTTCAACTATTGCAGATAATAATTGGAGAATAAATTATACAGGGAGAGCAGCTAATGGGGTAGTGTCAACTTATGCTGCTAACCTTTTGAATGTATATGCTGATGGTAGAATAATAATAAACCCTGTTACAGTTGGGGTTACAGCAAGTGCAAAATTGTTGTTAGGTGCAGCAACAGACAACGGTCAACGCCTCCAAGTCTACGGCGACACCCTCCTTCGTGGTTCGGGTGCTACATCTGCCACTACTGCTTTGACGGTGCAGAATAGTGCGAGTACGAATTTGTTTACTGTGAGGAATGATAACAGGGTTACTATAAGAGATAATTATATTGAACCATACCAGTCGGGTAGTGGAGTTGCTGATGCAATAAAAATAGTTGGCAGTAATAATGGCGCAACAATAGGAATACAAAATACAAACGCAGTAGGTTTTAGTGGTATTGAGTATTTAAGTAATGCAGGAGCATTAAGAGTATTTACAGGTCTTAATAATAATAATGGGACTGAATTTAGATTCAACAACGTTGCGACAAATGGCTACATAACTTTTTTAATTGGTAGTACATCAGCAATGACTATAAAAACAAATAGGCAAATTAGATTCCATCCTTTAGCATCAGCACCATCAGGAGCAGAGGCAGGGGATGTCTATTACGATTCTACACTAAATAAATTAAGGGTATATACAACCGCTTGGGAAACAATAACTTCAATATAAAACAATATGATAAACAAAATCCAGCCTATCACTATTTCTTATGTAGCAGGCTCACCGAAAACGGCAGAATGGTTCGAAATCTACTCTTCTTTTGACAATCTCGACAACGCTGCGAATCTGCAATGGTCATTGAGAGAGAATGCTCAAGATGCAGACGGCAACGACTACGCAGGTAACGTAATACAATCAGGCGCACTTGCTTGTGAACAGCAAGACTACGCAGATTGGTCAACTGACCCAAATGCAAACGCTTGGATAATTGATTGGGCAGCAACACAGCTTAACATCACTTTGATTCCTGCATGAGGATAAATAAATCTCTTATTGCTTATACGCCAACGACAGGGGCAGGGAGTGGTACAGTTACATCAGTAGCTTTAACCGCTCCAACAGGCTTTACTGTCACAGGATCACCTATTACATCAAGTGGAACACTTGCAATAGCCTTTACAACAGGCTACGGCATACCTCCACTCATGACTGGTAACGCAGGGCGATTCCTCACCACCAATGGCACTACAATGTCATGGGTGAACATCGCAGGGACTGACATAACAGGAGCAGCGCTTACTCGAACCAATGATACTAATGTTCAAATAACATTAGGCGGTAATGATACCAATGGACTGCTTCGATCTATTTCCCTTACAATGGGTTGGGCAGGGCAACTATCAGCGGGTAGAGGTGGTACAGGTACTTCAGGCGTTACAGGAATCATGCTCGGAAATAGCACTGCACCTGTTACAGGTGTGACTGGTATAGGCGGTCAGATTTTAAGGGCTAACCCTTCTACGGGGGCTTATGAGTTTTGGACTCCATCTTTTATGGATAACCCAATGACTACTCTTGGGGATATAATTTATGGTAACGCGGCTGGTGCGCCAATAAGACTCGGAGCAAATACTACTGCAAATAATATGTATCTGCGTTCTGTTAGTGCAGGTACTCCATCATGGGCATCAATACAAGGTGGAGATGTTGTAGGCGCAGCGGTAACAACTTCGAATGATACAAACATACTTATAACTGCATCAGGCAATACTACAAATGCTCTCCTGCGTACAATGACATTAACAGCAGGGTGGACAGGCCAGTTATCACCTCAAAGAGGTGGTACTGGTGCATCAACTATTACAGGTGTTGTCATTGGAAACGGCATCGGAACAATGACAGGCGTGGCGGGGACGGCAGATCAGTTATTGCGGAGGAATAGTGCCAATACGGCTTATGAGTTCTTTAGTCCTACATATCTATCCAATGTGATGACATCACTTGGTGATATGATTTATGGCAATGCAGCAGGCGCACCTTTAAGATTGGGGGCAAATGCCACAAGTGTAAACAAGTACTTAAGGTCAGTAAATGGCAATCCTCCAACATGGGAACAAATCGCTGCTGCTGATGTGAGTGGGTTATTAAGTGGCTCTGGAACTACAAACTTTGTACCTATTTGGACATCCTCAACTGCATTAGGAAGTAGTGCTTTATCAATTACAGGGGGCATTGCCAATTTCGGGAATAATATATTAGTTGCAGGTAATGTATCTGCTACTAATGGCTCTATAATGCTGCAAGATAATTATAGCAATGGGCATTTTGCTAATATAGGTACAATGTTTAGCGGTGGTAACTTAATGATGGGTTATGGTGTTTCACCATCCACTTCATCGGCTACTGGCTTTCTATCATCGGTATTTATTACAGGTGTTCCTTTGCCTCGTTCAGCAATAGTTGCAGGGGAAGACATTTTCTTTTATACAGCATCGGCTCAATCTATTGCGATAGGTTCAGCGGTTAGTATGACTGAAAGGCTAAAGCTTACAAATAATGGGCAGCTTAAATTAGGTGCTTATACATCTACCTCGTCATTCACAGGCATCGCTCAAGGCTATCTTGCGTTTACTTCTGGTGGGTTGATTATCACAACTGCTGCCCCTGGGGGCATATCAGGAACTCAGAACTACTTAGCAAAGTTCGATAGCACAGGCGCAGCGGTAGGTAATAGCCGAATTGTTGATGATGGCACTAACTTCCTATTTAATGGGGCGAGTTCGGTGGTTACAGGTTTAAACCTTGTCGGCAACTTTTCCTCTTCAGATGCCAATGGCTCTGTGGTTAATTTAAGGCGGTCAGGTGTGCCTACAAGCGGTCAAGACTTGGCAATCATTGATGCTTATGGCATTACAACAGGAAGTACCTATCAAAGAGGTGGAGGCATCGAATTCAGAGCCTCTCAGAACTGGACAAGTACAAATGCAGGAACTGAAATAGCTATTTCAACTACTCCTGATAATACTACTGCACCTGCGGATATGTTCGTATTCCTAAATAACGGAGCCGTAAGGTTCATTGGAAGGACATCAAATCCAATTGGTGCAGCAGCAGGGACAATGTACTATAATAGTTCCGCAAATAATATGAGATATTATAATGGTACTTCATGGATAACTTTTTAAATTTGTATAAATTCTAAATTATGAACTACAGAAACCTAATTGAAACTATGCAGCTTTTGGCTGCGAATGTCGGTAATCAAGAAACCAAAGTGCAGAAGAAACTTGTAAAGATTCATGCGAAATTGAAGAACTATTACGAGGAATATTCTGAGGCTTTGGGTGATTTGAAGTTAGATCATGCCTCTACTGATGAAAAGGGCAATGTGATTATGAACGAAAAGGGGGAGTATTCTTTCACTAAGGATGCCATGAAGAAGCTGAATGCTGACATTAAAGTACTACTTGACAAAGAATTTGATTTCAAGGTTATTGATATTGTAAATCCTGAAGGTCTTGAAATTCACACATATTTAAAAGATTTCGTAAAAGGTGTAAAGTTTAAAGAAGAAGACGATGAATGATCTCCAGTTTATAGCAGACAGGCTTGAGGCTATTGATAGTAAATTCGATGAAAAGCTTGATAAGATACTTGTGCAGACAACCAAAACAAATGGTAGGGTCTCAGGCTTGGAGGACTGGAAGAGAGGCGTAATGAAGTCTATATGGTGGTTTATGGGTATTGTCGGAGCAATAATTGCTTTATTAATTCAAAAGTATATATTATGAGTAATTTCCTTTCTTTAAACAAGCGTGATGCTATCAATGGTATCATTGTCGCTTTCTTATCTGCTGCTCTTGCTGGTACAATTGCTGCTCTTGAAGTAGGTGCTTTGCCATCTATTGAAGACCTAAAAGCTGATGCTATATTTGGTCTAAAGGCTGCTGGTGCTTATCTTCTTAAAAACTTATTTTCTAATAATGAGGGTATTTTTGGCTCTGCTGATTCTTCTAAGTAGTTGCAATCCTGTAAAGCAAGTACTAAAAAAACCAGCCTATTTTAACGTAATTAAGGATTCTGTTCTTAAAAAGGGGTATTGTGTAAACGATACCTCTTTTCTTTATATTACAGATACTTTGGAGACTACTGATACTTTGTATGAGGTTATGACTGATACTTTGGTGATTAATGATAGTGTTTATTTCTGGGATGTAAAATATAGGACAATAACCAATACCCGAATAATTAGGGACAGCATTAAATCTGTTGTCATAGATTCCTCAATGGCATCTGTATTACGAAAAGAACTATGGCTTG